AAATTGTTTTCGACTGTATCTAAAGGTAAGCGTCTGGATTCAGACAGCGCGATAACTTCGGCCTGTTGATCAGGATTAAGGAATGATGCTCGCTCAATGTGGGAACGTGGATTGTTACGGGAATCTAATTCAAGTCCAATATCATCAATTTTTTTTTGTTGTTCTTCACTCAATGGCACGTTGATACGCCTCCATGAATTCCTCTGGTGTTGGATCTATATTCCTGTCACTGTATAATTTTTGAAGTGCGTTAAACATTTCAGGATCGCTTTGCTGAATACCTTTAAGAACAGCTGCTTTTTCATCACTATCCATTTCAAAGATAGGTTTCTCACCACCCCAATTAAACGGATTCCATGCTGTTCCAGGTGAAGCATCAAACTTCAGAATCAATCGATCCATCTGTTTATCAACTTCTTCATCAGTGGGTAATTTGTTGTTTAACTGTTGATAATACATATACCAATCATCAAGGGAATCAGCTAATTTTGATTCAGCTCCCTTATCTGTAATTTGAGCGCCATCGAGTTTGGCTGTCATATTTTGTTGAACAGTTAATAACGACTTAACCTCAACAGGCATCGCGCCATCTTGAGTGACCTTTGACCAGGTATTAAATGCTGTGTCGTTGAGTTTGTCTGAATTCGCAATAAAATATTCACGCAGCAACCGGTATTGCTTTCGTTCATTAAACAGATGAAGGGTATCAAGAACAGTCCTGTCACTGGTGGTTCGTGGTGATTTTACTGAATTGGCTTGGGCATTAAATAAATTTTGTTGCTGTGCCGGACTCATCATGACCAAATCTTCGACTGGTATTTCATCAATCACTAATTCACCCTGTCGAATGGGTAAAAAATACTTCTCGAACAAGTCCGAACGTTCCTCTGTTTCGGCCTGTTGCTGTTTACCAAAAGCATAATCAAAGCGCTTTTCTACCGCTCCACGCAACTTAACATCTTTAATCTTGCTTGACTTTTCCAGTGCTTCATCTCGGTCATAGCCGTTAAATAAATAATCATCGACAGTCATGACAGCCTTGTTGATGATATTTGCTTCTTCCGCTTGACGAATTAAAACGGCTAAGGTGTCAGTTGGTAAGTCTTTGGCCCATGATTGATTAAGTGCTTCCAATCTATCTTCGGGGGCCATAGTTTTTAATCGTCCAATGGCGGCATCGTCACGCCACGCTTTTTTTAATTTCCCCGCTTCTTCATGAGAGTAATAACCCAGTTTTACCGCAGCGTCCAGGCGCTTACCGGCGGCTGTTCTTGCTTCTGCCACATCATCTATTTGACCACTCAGTGCAACTTCCCTGAGATTATTCAAATCATCATTAACAACTGATCGTTCAAAATCACGTTCTTTATTAAAAGAGAGATCCTGAATGCGTGATCTACCCTGTTCAATACGGAGCTTGCCTTTGTTGATGAATTTAGCTCTGATTGCCGGATCTGAAATACTAAGTGCGGTTTTGCCAAGTCCTTTATTCAGTTCGCTGGTGTAGCGTTCATCGAACGTTTTGTATTCTTCATCCTGTTCATAAGCTCTGTCCTGTTGATTTTTTAATGTCAAAAAATCAATTTCAGCTTTTGATGATTCGTATTCATCTTGTTCTTTTATAATTCCCTTTAGTGCTCCAGATATTCCACTAAGATCACCTGTTGCGTCACTGACATCTATCCCTACAATACCAGTAGAAATACGGGGAATTTTTCGTGTAATGGATTCAGCGCTTGGGATTTTAGGCATGTTAAACCTTGCCTGGTTTGCCAGGGAACATACCCTTAGCAAATCCTAATACTGTGGCTAGTCCTTTTTTACGACCAGCGCTTTTAGCCGCCTTACCTTCGAACCTTCTAGCTTCACCAGCTAACTCTAAGTCCTTGGCTTCGGTCTCTGACTCAAATAATGCAGCCAAGGCATTGTAATCAGTGACACGCTTCACATCAGCTAATTGCTCTACCGCTCCTACATCAGTCGTACTAGTTCCCGAACCGGCCATAGCTGCCCTGACATTGGAAGCTAATATTTTACCTTTTCTGCGCTCTTCAGCGGCTTCTCTTGTTCCTCTAGCTCTTGACCTTGTAGCCTTTCTTTCTAGTTGCTTCGCTTCAAACCTTTTACCTTTTTCTGCTGCTGTTCCTGCCCTGACTGCTGAAATAGTATCTAATGCGGCCGTTAAAGTTTTTAACTTATTGCCTTTGACATAAGTGGAAGCTGTACCAAATGCTGTTGTCGCTGCTTTGCCAAAATCTATTCCTTCCATTTGTAAGTCCTCCCCTCAATAAGTTTAAACCCAACACGCTCTAACACTTTCCTTGAATTATGCTCTTTCTCGTTAGCAATGGCGTATACCGGTAATGGATAATGTTTCAGAATATCCTTAAACGATAATATCATTTTAATTATGACTTTAGGGTATTCCCTCATCTTATCATCAATCTCACTAAATGCCTGTAGCGGAGTACTATGAAGCACCCCGCTTACCGCTAAAATTTCACCATCAAGTTCAGCAACCATTCCACGAACAGAGAAGCCATGATGCTTGAAGGTTTTCAAATCACCCTTTCTTAACGGTCTTACGAATGGAATCTTTGATTTCATAAACTAACGCCATAATTGTACAAGGGCCGGTAGCTCTTATTGCGACACGGCTATTTGTGTTATGTACTCCATTAAATTCAAATGGAGTGTGATCGTATTCATTAATTAATACCGTTTGATCAACTAATGCACCATCTTCAATATCGGGCATAGGGTCGAGATTATTAAAGTCGGGGCCGTATTTAATAGCGCCAGGCCATAAATCCCTCATAATTAAGCCAACACTATCTACCCTGACACGTTTTGTTAATACTCTATGTTCTGAATATTGACCAAGCTTATTGGATAAGTAATCAGCATTATACTTTAAACCAACCGTGACATCAGTCCATGAATCAGGAACAGTAATCTGACCACTTGCAACAAGGAAATCGCCCCTATCCTGATTATCACCCCACACATTAACAGTAAAGCCATTTAAATGAGACAAGCCGGTAATTGTAGTGCCAGGTGATGTAAATGCCTTAAATGAATCAACATGCTTTTCAACATATTCTGAAAGTTTAGCTAATTTTTCTAGATATCTCGTACCATTACGATTGATGGTCATGTAAACCCTGTCTTCATCCAATCCAGGTAATACCAATACATCTTCTATTAACCCACTATTTGGTGTGCTAAATCTGCTCCACGCTTTGACGTCTTCAGCCGGATCGAACAAATAAACTCTTGCCGTACCATCATCGAGCACAACAAATATTCTGGTTTCAGGCTGGCGTGAGACTACAATTCTTTTAATACCAGGGGAGCATATTTTTTGATTTAATACCATTAAATCTTCCGACTTATGGCTATCAGTACCTATGGCGTATTCAGCTTTCATTATTTTTATCTTTGATCGCTGAACAAAATAAATAGCTTCATCGATCCGTAAAGGTGATATTGGCGCTGCTCCCTGAGAAGATCCAGGTTTCAGGTTGATATTTGTCTGAGTCAATACCTCACCAAATGATGAAGATCTGACACTAATTTCATCAGATGCAATCCCCATAATTAATCTACTTGAATCCATCAACCAAAAAACAGATTTAACCGGACCAAATGCAATAGTTTTAAATATTGATTTAGAATTACCTTCTATGTCCCTATCAAATGAAGAGAACAAATCGGATACAGACCCCCATTGATTTCTATTACCGGCAAACCATAATCGACCCTCGTAGAGTCGGTTAGCCGTTGGATAACCTTTTAAATCGGACCATTGCCCCTCAAACCAATCCCTTGTTGCCAACACTGATCCGAATGCTCGTAATATCTGAATGTTAACAATAGTGGTTGAGGTGAATTCTGTTACTCTGCATATGCCTTCTATTGAGCCACCAGTATAATCCAATGTTAGTACTATCGTTCCCGCTACATAATCGCCGGTCTTTACATGCAACCGATAGAATAAAATCGAATTGTCTAACTCATCATCAAAAGCAACCGATACGTCAACAGAAAAATAACTTACTACATCTACCCATACAGCATCATCAGTAGATCTCTGAAGTGTAACAGTTGAAGTTGTGCCTGCATTACCAGTAACCGTTATGTTGAATATTCGACTTGTTCCTACACCGGTAACTCTTATTGAATTTGTACCATTATCTTCTGCTGTTACTGTGGCGGTAACTTGTTGGCCTGCTGATCCTAATTTAAATAATGCACCTACCTGAGTGGTTTTAAAAAATGCGGCTGATGCGGTTAATGTTGTATCACCAGTCAATGCAGCCGCTGTCAGCGTTATATCACTATCATTGATAAAATCAAAAGGCCCATCGTCTGCTCTAAAATCAACAACAGACCATGATTTAGTACCCCTTCTTTCGACACGTATAATTCTGCCATTGTCATGAGTAATAAAAATAACATCAGATGATTGTGAATATCGTATGGATGATAGTTTTGCGGTGGTAATAGCAGTGGTGAATGATTGGGTAACAGCTGCTGAAAAATTAACAGAATCAACCAGAGATTCAAAATTTAATGAATTACTCATTGTGATAGTAACATTAGCAGATGGTGTAAAAACTAAAGAGTGGACACCAGGTAACAACGTACCTGCGAATATCTCATCACTTCCATCTCCGGATGTGCCAAGTTTTAATAAAAGCGGCGCTCGTGCAATAACAATATTTAAAGTGTGTTCAACGCCTATTTGTGTACTACCTATAGTTTGGAACAGAACAGCGCTTGATGTTACATTACCGGTTAATGATGCAAACCCACCTGTTTTAAAAGCCGTTACCGAGCCAGCACCTGATGAATCTGTCCAGCCAGTAATATCACTATCGAAATTTGGATTAGTGATCGAACTTGTTACTGCTGTTCTGGTTAGTAACGCATCGTTGATCCAAATTCTTAACGTGTTGTTTGTGAATTCAAGAATGGCAGTATCATCAGTCGCACCGATAAATTCCATGAGATAGGTTTCACCTAAAACACTATCAAGATTTTCTAAGCCAGGACGATACTGCATTGGCCCTAATCGTAAAGGAAAAAAATTCTCCATTAATGCGCTGGAATTGTTAATCCTAACAACATCATCTCGTGCTAGTGCCAAATCATCGACTTCACCACGATTGAATTTATTATAGATACTATTGCCAATCATGGTTAAGGTCTCCGTCGATTGGTTCTGCCGGTATTTCTGGCACGTACCCAACTACCCTCGGCAATTAATCTTGGAGGTGATTGCATTGCGTCTATTGACCTAGCGGCGCTATTACGTTTTTTGTATTCAGATTCGACTCTTTTTTCCTTATCCGGTGCGAGGGTCATATATGTTTCTTGTGCTATTCGTGAAGCAATCAATTTTTTAAATGATGGTGACCATGCATCAGGATTACCGATTAAATCTGTTGACACGTATTTAAGATAAATTATTTCAACATCAGTAAAAAAAGTATCACCTTCGTCTATATAAGTTTTCAATGGTCGCTGGAAAAACTCATCAAAGAACACACCATCGAGTCGATGTAAGTCTGCTGGTTTATCAAATGCAAATCTCCAACCCCATTCAGTTTCTAGTGATGGATTCTCTTCTATTTTTGCGGATGTAATGGCCCAGTTCCAGGCTATATCCTCAAACTCAAAAGCAACCAAATCTGCATCGACAGCAGTGTCAATAACAGATCGATTATGTGAATCATCATCATTGGCTACGATTTTAGTTAATCCCATAATTAGCAATGCATCGTTATAAATATTTCTCCATGCCTGAGATAATGTGGTCGTCGATGCTTTAGATCGTTCCTGTGGTTCCTTGTCTTTTTCAATACCAATACCAACTTCAACGCGATCATTAAAAAGCGCATCCAATGCTTCGATCTCATCAGGGGCTAACCTGATAGCTATTTCACGAGCCAGATAAGCTGATACTACTCTGGCAAACGCAGGAGACCATTGTGTGTAAGTTTCGGCGTTGGTGTTAGAGATATAACGAACAAAGATAGAATCAAATTCACAGGCTACTGTCCTGTCTTCGTTGATATATCTGGCTATTGGTTGATCTAGACGGGAATCACTATAAATATCAACAGTAGCAATCCAGTCAGCAGGTAATGTAAAAACATTATCTAAATCATGGTTGGCACTTGGAACTGATGTGGTGAGGTTGATCGTTTTACGGGCAAATACTGGTTTAACTATTTCCAGACAATAATCGATAGCGCCATAATCAAAAGCGCCATCAAGTAATCGTCTTGGCTCCCTTTCCTCTATGAGACTAGATAACTTACGTTCACCTATTAATAGTAACGCATCGTTGTAGACCGCAAGTTTACTGAGAGCCATTTTAACACCT